AACTTACTGGACTTGATGCTGATAGCGAAGAATATAAATGTTATATTAATAGAGATATTAATAATTATATAATTCAAGAGTTTAATGGTAAAATTACATATAAAGGAGCTTTACATCCTAAAATGTATCTTGAAGATTTAAAAAAAGGCTACGATATGCCTATCGTTGCAGAGGCAGTAGTTCAATATTTTCTTAATAAAGTTCCAGTTATGGATACTTTATATAAAGCAAAGAATATTCTTGATTTCTGTAAAACGCAAAATATTGGTAAACAATTTCATGTTGAAGAGACTATTGTAGAAAATGGCAATATTGTTCGTAGAGTTTCTCAACGAAATTGTAGATTCTATGTTTCTAATAATGGTACTATTGTAGAAAAAGTTAATCCTTTAGCTAACATTAGAAATAAACTATGTGCAGGTTATAAATGCACAATTCTTAATAGTCTTGATGATAAAGATATTTCTTTAAGAGATATTAATTATCAATATTACTTTAATGAAGCTATGAAAATTATTAATCCTATTAAACTTGGCATTTCGCCTTCTCAAAAAGGTGATCCTATACATAGAACTAAAAGTGGTAAAGCTCTTCTTAAAAAGTATAGTGGTATAACTCAAACTTTATTTGACGAAGATGGAGGTTCTTAATCAATTTTATGAAACTGTTATTGATAAATGGCGAAACAATAAAGGTAAAGGTACTATTCATTGTAATAAGCCATTTAGTTATGCCACTTTAGCTGTTACCACTATTGGTAAATTTGTAGCTAAAAGAGGTGATGCGAGTATATTTATAGTCGTACAAAGTTTTGATATGAGGAAAGAACTTATATCTGAATTTGATAGACTTAAAATTGATCATTCGCATATTACTTGTGTTAGTCAGAATTATATTCGAACAAGTTATAAGTATAATTATGATTTGGTAGTGCTCATTGATGTTACACCTTTTAGCATTATTCAAATGTTTTGTGATCGTACTAAATTTGTTATGAATATACTTACTAATACTAAAATTCTTGCTCCTCAAACTTTAAGTAAAGTTTATATTATACTTCCATCTATTAATGGAGAAATTAGTGTTCAACAAGCAAAGAATGCTATTATTTGCTCCCCCGTAGAGGAACATCGTATAGCAGTTACTATTTCCGCTGATGATAAAGCAGAATATGATAAACAGTCTGCTTATATTAGCAATACTATGGTTATTATTGGTGATATTAAAAATATTGACAGAATAAAACATGGTGATAGACAATTAGGTTTGTCTGGTGCTGAAGTACGTGATAAAATTGCTCGTGCTAATGGTTGGTCTGAAACTCTTGATATGTCTGTTCCTTTTAATAAAGAAGTGGATAGCGCATATAATCCTACACTACTGTATGAAAAAGCATGTACAGTATATGAAGTTATGAGAAAACGAAGAGATTTAGTTACAGATAATGAAGCTAAACTTTCTCATATATTAGATATTATTAAAGATAATCCTGATAAAAAATTCGTTATTATTTCTAAACGAGGTGAGTTTGCAGCTTTGATTACAAAACATCTTAACGCTAATGGTATTAAGTGTGGAGATTATCATGATTGTATTGAGAAAGCTGTTGCTATTGATGATGATGGAGTTCCTATTCTTATTAAATCCGGTGCTCACAAGGGGGAGCCTAAAATCATAGGCTCACAAGCCATTTCGACGGCCAATTTACGACGATATATTTCCGGTGATATTCAGATACTTTCAACAAAAAATAGCTCGTTAAACGGGCTGGAATTGACGTGTGATGCGTGGATTATTACGTCACCATTATGTGAAGATATTCGTACTATTAAAGGTAGGTTTGCAGACCTACATTTTACCACTAATCCTAATATCATTTACAATCTTTATTGTAATGGTACATTAGAAGCTACTGCAATAAGTAAAATAAAAGGTAGCGCAATTCACGCAATAGTGGAGGATGAACAAAAAAATTTATATATAGATGAAAATACCGGTGATATTATTTTGTAAATTCGAATTTAATCCTTATAATTGTAGTACCAATTAACGTTCTTTGATACAATGATGACGGAACAAACTAACAAACCGAATGACGAAGCTACTGTTAACAATGCCAAAGTAGCAATAGTCAAAGAGGATGTTAAACAACCCGTTACTGCTGTTAGTAATTTTAATGGTGGTTCTATTAATTCTCTTAATCTTTTAGACGAAAAACAACTTGCATCTGCAATGAATTTTCTCGATAAGATTATGAGAACTGATAAAGGTGGAATTAAGACCGTGAATGAGGGTCTTGCTGTTCTTATGAGAGCAAAAGACCTCGATATTCCTTTCAGTACTTCACTTGAACATATTCATGTTATTAATGGTAAAACTGGTGTTGACATTCATATCATCAAAGCATTATTGTCGAGGGCAGGTGTTACTTGGCGTTGTACTAAAAATTATTCACCTCTGTATGAATATACAGACGGCATTAATGTTTATGTTGATAATGCTCTTCCGGATTATACTGAAAAATGTAGAAGCCGTAAAGAAGCAGAAGAGAAACAAATTAATTCTAAAGATAAAGATGTAGTTTATGTTTATCCTGTTCAGTTTTATAGTGATATGCGAAAGACTGTTTATAAGAGTTATCAATTAGATGGTCGTTTTGCTATTGCAGTTACAAAGACTGATGTTGACACGATAACTAAAAGTGGGAAATGTCCTATTTATCGTATTCCTAATCAAGCAGTCGATTATATTACTGAATATGAGTTCCGCCGTACAGTAAACGGTAAAGAAGTTACTGCTATTAGTAGTTTTAGTTTTTCAGAAGCTATGACTGCTGGTATGTTTGAAAAAGATACTTATAAAAAATATCCTAAAGTTCTTATTGGTCATAGAGCGTTTACATATGGTGCTCGTGATATTGCTTCCGATGTTATTATGGGTTGTATGGAAACAACTGAACTTAAAATAATTTCGGGTAAAGAACTTAATGATACTGAAATTGCTGACTTTGAGGAAGTCAAGTAATGGAAAAAGTTATTCCTCAAAAAACAAATCAAACAATTAATTTTTAAACACAAAGAATTATGAAAACTTTTGGAAATGTTAAAGGCTCTGGTTTTGGTTTTGCTGTTGTTGCTGCTGGACAGCGTAATATGACTGCTGACCCGCAGGTAATTGCTACCTCTACTGAAGGCGGTTTCCGTATTACTGGTCCTGTTACTCGTATTCTGGGTATTCAACATGGTGATTATGTAATGTTTATCAATAACGTTGCTAATATCGATCAAGCTATTGCAAATAAGGTTGAAGAGCTTGTCGCTTTTGTTGAAGAGAATGGTCTGGAATGGGGTACTCCCGAAGCTGCTATCGCTATTCATAAAGAGTTCGATATGTGGGCTATTGCAAAGGGTATTCAGGAGTATGACAGCAAGGGTCTGCCCGTTCTTGGTAAAGAGCGTCTTACGCAGGCTGATCGTCTTCGTCTTGTCGAGGCTCGTTTTGATGAAATGCTTGCTGCTGCTCTTGAGAGCGACAATGAGGAGCTTATTGAGGCTCTTAACCGTGATGGTATTACGGAGGAAGAGCAGAAGAATCTGCTTTGTCCTTTTGTTCAGCCTATCGAGGTTAACAAGTTTAAGGGTTCGAAAGTTGCCAGCCCTTCGAATGTTACAGGTCTTGGTGTAAACCTTACGTTTACGGATTCGAATGTTTGGGCACAGCTTAAAGCTGACCTTGGTGAAGCCGCTGATACTGTTAACCGTATCTATTCTGTTGATATTGATGACATTCAGAAGTGTATGATTAACGACGGCTACAAGGATGTAGAAGTTTCTATGCTTATCCTTGGTGAGTCGGAAGACAAGAAGCCCGTTCGTGTAGGTGCTAAGAAGTCAGCAGGTGAGGGTGAAGAAGCTGTTGAAGAGTAATCCGTTCATTGTATCTTAAATTGTAGTCGGAGTAGTGGTGATAATGCTACTGCTCCGGCTATTTTTGTCTAATTAAACGTTTAATTAAAAATTTACAGAACTATGAGTGAAGAAAAAGTTGCTAATGCGGTTGCTGGCCAGCCCGCTGAAGTTACTAACAAAAAGAAGCGTCGTGGTATTTCCAATGAAACTCGTGCTACAAGTCGTTTGAAGTTTGATGATGTTCGTGATGCTAATAAAGCTAATGGTTTGTTTCAAGGTCATCTCGAAAGTGTTGAAGTTAAGGACATTACTATTGGTGAAGAAACAACTGGTATGCCGTCTTTTAACGGAATGACTGTACCGAAACTTGTTCTTACTTTTGCAAGTAATCATCCTGCTGCTACTGAACGTCGTTATGTAACTATGCAGTTCTTGCCTGCTGAATCTAATGTAGATACTATTCCTAATGGTTCTAAAGCTTGGCAGGTTGACCGCATCATGGCTTACATGAAACATATTCTTGATGTTTATCTCCTTAAAGGTAGTCCTATGACTGGACAGCAAGAAGATGCTCTTACTCTTGCTTTTGAGGATTTCGACGATAATGGAGAATATGTTAGCGTAGATCCTACCGAAGTAATTAATGGTTGGCGTATTCTCTTTGAGAATTTTGTTAATATTATGAATACCGGAAAAAATGGTAAACCTGTATATGTTACCGCTGATGGTAAGATTGTTCCTGTTTGGATGAAACTGCTTCGTTTTACTAAAAATAAGGGACAATGGAAAGCTATTGAAGGTGGTAATCGTGCTGGTGACCTTGCATTCCCGGGATTTGTTGGTGAAGGAGTTCTCGAACTCTTTGTTACCAACAAAGCTCCTATTCTTAAAATTGATGCAACTAAAGAAAGGATTGCGCCTATGGATATTGCTAAGACTCCTACTAACCCTGCTGTTCCCGGTATGCCCGGAGTACCTATGGGTGGAGTTCCGGCAGGATTTGCAGATGGTGCTGCTGCATCGGATGGAGGTCCTATTCCCGCATTTACTGACGCAGTAAGTGATTTACCTTTCTAATTCAATATAGTTAATATTTGAGCTTTCGCAAACCCCACACATACTGTTATTTATTATAATGGTTTGTGTGGGGTATTTTTTTTATTCTATGCGCAGAAATATAAATAATACTAATCTTAATAAGAATTATATTCTTTCAAAGGTTAGCCAAATCAAAATATTTTCTGTTTATCTTGGTATTCCCGAGCAACTTATTCAACATTGTGTTGACACAGGAGAACTTATCTGTTCTACATTAAGAATAGACAATCATCCTACTGTTGGTTTTAAATATGACAATAGAGGCAAACTAAAATATAAAGACTTTTCAGGTTTTCTATGGGGTGATTGTTTTGACATAGCTGCATATGTTATCTCAGGTACATATAATAAAATTATTAATGTTGAAAATAAAAGAGATTTTATTGCAGTTCTAAAACATATAGCTCTTACATTTAGTGATATTATCTATGGTACAGCTGTTGATCCAAATCTTGCTGGACATCTTGCTGAAGGTCGTATTCGTATTCAAAAATCAAAACCAATTATTGAATTTGTTAATCGTGAATGGAACACAGATGATATTACTTATTGGGGAAATATAGGAGTTGATATTAATTGGTTAAACACTCATTTTATTTATGCAGTAGACCAATATTATATAAACCGACGTATTAATCCTCAACCAAAATATTACTATGACTCTGACGATCCTTGTTATGCTTATGTTCTTGGACGAGATAGCAATGGTATACACAATATGAAATTATACTTTCCTAAACGAGATAAAAAAGATACTCGATTCATTACTAATTGTAATCATCTTGAAGGTATTTATAATCTTGAAAGAGATGATTATGATTATATTATTATAACGAAGTCTACAAAAGACAGAGTTAGTCTTGACAAGCAACTATGGATGATGCGTTTCCTTTACGGGGGAACATTCCCATATAACATAGGTGTTATTAACATACCTGCTGAAAATTACAGACTTAGTACTGCTGAATATTATTGGCTTTATGACAAACTTAAAGAAAAGAATCCTTATAATATTGTTAGTCTTATGGACAATGATAAAACAGGTTTTTCTGAAGCTTGTAATTTAAGAAAACAATATCGTATTCCAGCAGTTTTAATTCCTAAAAACTATGGTTGTAAAGACTTTTCTGAACTTCGTGCTAAATATGGTTCAAAAGAATGTACTAAATTTATA